CAGCGCGCCGCCGGTGCGGGTCACTGCAGACATAACGGAGGGGAGTGTTTTTACACCCAACACAGACAGGCCTAAACGAATCACCGCCAGTGGCCCCAGCACGGCAGCCACGGCCACCGCCAGCGTGCCGAGCACTACGGTGATCGCAGCAGTAGCCGCCGCCACTTTCATCAGCGTACCTGCCAGCTGCGGGTTAGCCTCAACCCATCGACGCAGTGCCCCGGTAACGCTTTTGACGTACCCCATGATATCCATCAGCGGCTGGCGCAGGGTTTCCCCCAGGCTACTGAAAGCGTTCTGTGCGCCCGTTCTCACAAGCAACCACTGCGCGGAAAGTGAATCCTTATTAATATCGGATTCTTTCTGCATGGAGCCAGTCGCCTCAGTGCCTGAGGTAAGTTTCAGCTGTCGCTGCAGCTCCGGCAGGTTGTTCGCAAGCTTCGCCGCATCATCGCCAAACTCCTTGCCAAATATCATCGTCATGGCGGACAGGCGTTTATCCTGCGGCAGCTTGTTAACCTTCTCCAGCACGCGCTGAATGGTCCCCATTGCGTCCTTTGTCATCTGCTTTTCAATCTCTTCGGGATTGAGTTTCAGCAGATCCATACCCTCCATGAACCGCTTGCTCTGCATGGTTGCAATCGACAGTTCGCGCACCATCGCATTTGATGCGCTGGCGGCAATTTCAGGCGCGGCGCCAAGAGACAGGAAGGTGGAACCCAGCGCGGCCGCCTTTCGGAAATCAAGCCGGTCGGCCACGCCCCCCATGCGCTGCAGCACATTGATGATATCGCCGCCCTTAGACATGGCGTTATCGTCCAGGTAGTTCAGGGCATCGCCAAGCTGTTCAATATTGCGGGTCGGCACTTTATACAGCTGCGCGATTTTCCCCAGCCCCTCCGCCAGCTCATCCGCTGGCAGCTCGAATGCCGTTGCGGCCTTTGCTGCAGTGGATGCAAAGGCCAGCAGGTCACGCTTCTGGTCTTCGTAAGAATCGCTCTGGTTTGTCACACCCATGCGGGCGCCACCTTCAACCAGTGCGGCATAGTCGATGGCGCCATTCTCCATCGGCAGCTGTTCACTGGCGGCCTTGATGGCATCCTGCATGTCATAAAACTGCTTCGTGCGGTTGCCGTTGTCGTCCCGCAGCCCATTCACCTGCTTTGCCACGCCTTTCATGGCATCTTCCATGCTGGCATAGCTTTTCACAGCAGCCATAACCGGCGCGCCCATTGCAAGGCCCGCTGCCGTGGTGGTTGCCCCAGCCCCGGCAATGCGATCCCTCACCTCAAGACGGCGTGAATATTGCTCACGTGCGGCATTCATTTTTGCTTGTTGTTCGCCCAAGCGTTTCAGGGATTTCTGCTGACGCTCCAGAGCCTGTCGGGTTTCGTCGGCATTTTTACGCAGTTCCCGCTGGGCGCTACTTAGCTGTTTAGTATCAATGCCGGATTCTTTCAGCGCTTGTCGTTGCCGTTGTACTGAACCCAGCAGGCCGTTGTATGTCTGCTGCAGTTCCTGCACACGGTTTTTTGCCTGGCCAAATAATTTAGCCTGAGCAGCAGTTGGGCGATTTGTTGCAGCAAACTGCGTGGCAAGTTTGGCGGCTTCTTCGCGCGCAGCACTGAGATTTTTTGCCGTAATAGCAAGCTGAGACCGGGTTTTACGGAAATCATCAATACGCCCGGCCTGTTTATTCAGTTCTTTCAAACTGTTCCGGGTGGTCTGAAGCACAGTAGCCAGCTCTTTAGAGCTGGCCTGCGCTGATCGGAATGGGCGGGTGAGCTTATCAACCGCATTTAGAATTACCTGCAAACGCAGGTTAGTGTCACTCATCGCTGGCCCCGCTTCTCTGAATCGCTTTATGCCGCCACTCCAGCACTTCGGTCAGCGGCATAACGTCAGTGACGGACGGCGGCCAGTGAAAAATGGTGGCGATATCAGCCACCAGGTCTTCTACCGTCAGGCTGTCGGCAAACCGGCAAGCACCGATTTCTTCAACAAAAAAGTGACCACCTCAACCGACAGCGCGGTGAGATCTGCGGGGTCCATTTCAGCCATTTCCTGAGCGGTCAGCGCGGGCGTGGAGATGCGGGGAATAATCGTCATCATCGCGCCGACGTCCATATCCATGATCGCCTGCAGACGGGTGCCACGCAGCGCGCCGGACTGCGGCTTGCGCAGCACAATTTCGGCAATTTCGGTTTTACCGCGTTTGATTGGGGTGTCCAGCTGTACGGTTTTTTCAGTCTGTTGTTCGCTCATTGTCATTTCCTGTTAATAAGGTACTGGCGCGGCTGCCCGCGCCTTTAAAGTAGATCAGAGGCCCAGGGCGTTGCGGTGTTCTTCCATCAGGTCCACGCCATCAACGATTTCAATCATGTTGATCACATCAACCTCATAGAGCACCTCGCCGTTAATGGTCAGCTTCGCGTAGCTGTTGGTGCTGCTGACTTTTGTGGTGTTGCTCTCGCCGGTTTTCCATTCGCCGGAATCGACTTCTTTATGTCGCCCGCGCACAACCAGCTCAACGGCCTGCACTTCGCCGGTATCATCACGCTGAATGGAGCCGGTGAAACGCAGTTGGATGCCGTCAACGGTGGCTTTACCCATCTGCTTGAATAACAGCAGTTCGGTGCCACCGATTGAAAATTCCGTGTCCAGCGCGCCATCATCAAGCCCCAGATCAACATCAGCCGAACCGGGCATACCGCCGCCGCGATACTTTTCAAACTTGCGGCCGAATTTAGGCAGGGTCAGGGACTCAACGATCCCCTGATAGTTATTCCCGTCGTTAAACAGGTTCAGGTGTTTTAACTTGCGTGGTAAAGCCATTTTGTCCCCTTACGCGCTGACCTGGCTGGAGAAATCCAGCAGATACTGATCGGTGATGCGCTGGCGCAGCATCAGGTTTTCCAGAGGCGGTACCGGCGTATAGTCGTAATCAATAGTGAGCTTCCCGGCTTTCAGGGAATCCTTATCGTTTACGGACTCATCCAGCCAGCAGTCGGCGCCGATGATGTAGCCCTGCGTTTTCAGGTTGCGCAGTTTGGCGCGAATACCTTCGATAATGTCGCGGGCCAGCGACGGGTTAAGCACGCCATCCACCGCCCACATGTGCGCTTCTGCGATGGTGTCAGCCAAAACTTGCGCGGTGCGGGTGTAGTTTTCAAAGGCAAACAGAGGATCGTCACTGAGGCAGCGGGAACCCCAGAAGCGGAAACCGTCTTTGCGGATCAGCGTGGTGACATCGTTCTGGTTCAGCAGCCCCGCATCGGTTGCCGGGTCCTGCAAATCCCAGAACACATCAGCAGAAATGCCGGTGACGCCGTTCACGCCTACGTTGGACAGGGATTTGTGCCAGCCGGTCTGTTCGTCAATTTTGGCACGCAGGCCAAGCGCACGGGCTGAGGCGTACGCCGTTGCGTCAGCGTTCAGCACGGTGTCAAAACTGATGAAATCAGGCCAGATCAGCATCCCCTCGCGCTGGCTGAAATTAGCGCGGTAGGCAATGGCCTCCTCTACCGTTTTGCAGCCGTAGGCTGACAGATAGGCGAAGCCGCGCAGACTCTGCGCCACGCTCAGCAGCTCAGTGGCAACTGCCTGCGTGTCATGCCCCGGCACGCCAAGGATGCGCGGCTTAACGCCGAGCTGGGACTGCGCAGATAACAGCGCTTTCATGCCCGTTTTTTTACCGTCAGTTGTCACGCCGCCGATAATGTTGGAGGTTGTTTCCGCTTCGGTTTCACCCTGTGCAACGCGCACAACGACGGTCACGGGTTTAGCCTGGTCGGCAATTGCATCCAGCGAGCGGGCCAGCGTGCCGGACTCGCCTGCTTTACCGCTGGCGGTCAGCACGTCGGTAAGCAGGACCGGTTTATTGAGGGGGAACACGGACGCATCTGCATCATCGCCGGTACAGACCATACCGACAATTGCCGTGCTTACTGTTGAAATGGGGCGGGTGCCATCGTTGACCTCAACGACGCGCACACCGTGGTGATAATCCTGAGCCATACGGCGAACCCTCCGGTGTTTAGGTTTCGCCCTATGGTGAATTGAATGGGCCGCGCAGACAGCTACGCGGCATTGTTCCCTTAATCACACAATACGCCCGCGCGGATATCTGCGTTTTCTTTTTCCAGGCGTTCGCATGAGATATCAAAATACTGCTGGCTCATTTCAATCCCGGTAAATTTGTATCCCTTCCTCAGCGCGGCAACGCCAGTTGATGCACTCCCCATAAATGGATCAAGAATATGGCCGCCAGGAGGAACGGGAGCAACCAGGCTCTCCATAAGCTCAATCGGTTTGCCGGTCATATGGAGTTTTTGAGACGGAATAACCCGACGAGTCACCATACCCGGCCAGGGTCCACCATGCAGACTTTTAGGCAATGGTCCGTTACTTCCCCAAACCACGTATTCGCACTGATGACGAAAATAACCGGTATGAGGCGCACGGGTTGAAAGCGTTTTATCCCACGGAATCAGCCCCCGCCACACAAAACCGCCAGCCTGGAAAACGTCAGTAAGCGTTGGAAGCTGCCGCCAGTCGGTGAAAACCATGGCATACCCGCCTGACTTAACCAGGCGGTTAACCTGACTCATCCACTGCGTCATCCAGAATGACCAGGAGCGCACGTCTCTGTTATCGCCGTAAAACTCATGGTAGTTGTTATTGCCTACATACTTCCCGGAGGGTTTGGCCTGCCGATCACTGCGCGTCATACCACCGCTGGAATACGGCGGATCAGTAATTACTGCATCAAATTCGCCAGTAAGTTCGCGCAAAATTTCCAGGCTGTCACCACAGTAAATAGTTGCCGCCCCAATAACCGCTTTTTGCATAGCCTTGCCTCTCTTATGTGCCTGATTTCAGGTTACATAAATGAGAAAGCATGTTCATTTATACAGGAGTGTCTGAGCATTCAGACAATGGCGCCACGGCAGACGCGGGAAATTTACGGTACAGCGTTGATATACCCACATCAAAAATTAGAGCAACGCGTTTCCTGCTTTCCCCTGCATCAAGCAATCGTCCCGCCTGCGCCCATTGCTGCTCTGTCAGTTTTGGCCTCCTGCCACCGATACGCCCTTGCTGCCTTGCAGCTGCCAGTCCGGCGCGGGTACGCTCAACGATTAGCTCACGCTCCATTTCAGCCAGGGCGCCCATAACATGGAAAAAGAAACGCCCCATTGGAGTTGATGTGTCAATGCTGTCTGTCAGGCTGCGGAAATTTACCCCTCTCCCGCGCAGGTCTTCAATCAGCGTAACAAGATGTCGCATGCTCCTGCCTAATCTGTCCAGCTTCCAGACTACCAGCGTGTCACCTTCTGAGAGTGTGCGCAGGACCTTTTTTAGCCCTGGCCGTTCTGAGGTTTTTCCGCTCATTTTGTCCTCAAATATCAGCTCACATCCTGCGCACTCAAGCGCATTTCGTTGTAAAGCTGTGTTTTGGTCATTTGTTGACACCCTCACGTAACCGATTTGCATGATTTTCCGCCCATAAAAAAGTGGTGAATGATGCCACCATTTTATCGAGCATGGTCATTTCTGACTGTACTGCAGAGAATGGCCAACACGGACAATCATGACCGTGGTGGATAAAAAACCTTCGTTTGGGGGAAGCGGCAAAACTTGCTGCCGCGTCTGGTTCGATAGGGAATTCCGGGTGGGTTAAATTTCCACTTTCTGGAGGAGCTGCTCTCATTATGCAATGGGGAAAAGTATCCGTATCTGCACCTCTGAATAGCGGTTCAGCCGTCAAAGGCTACGATGGAGTTACTTCTTTTAGTTACCCAATAGCTTTCCCAAATGCGGCGCTGGTAATAAACGCCACTCCTATGGATTCGGGAGAAACTCTTGTTGAAACTGCAACAGCAAATATAAATGGAAAAGCTACGGCTACTGTACGAGTTGGAGGTGTAGCCATCAAAGCAGATCCCTCCGTTACCGCTGACTTGCAGGCAACTGTGTTTATACTCGGTTATTAAACGTTCGTTTGGGGGAAGCAGCGAAAAGGGCTGTTGGAACCGGCGCAAATCAGATACCGGATATGGCTGCATTCACATCTGATCTGCGTTGGTTCAAATTACCTAGCGGCCATATTGTGCAGGTGTTTTCGGTTGATGTTTACAGCACGGATGTAGAGGGAACGCCTGCAGTTTATCCGATTGCATTCCCTTATTCGTTATTGGCGATATCCGCCATATGGGTAGACCCAACCCAGACAGAAGCACCAACGTACAAAATCATCGGGGGTGATCGAACTCTCGCAAAAATTAAAACATCAAAGGCAGGAAAGTACGGGACCATGATTATAGCCATCGGTAAATAACGTTCGTTTGGGAGAAGCGGCAAAACTCGCAGCAGCGAGCGGCGTTTTGTCTAACAGTGGCTGGGCGAAATTCCCGCTAACCGGCGGTGTTACGTTAATAGTGCAGTGGGGGCGATGGGAGGGAGGCGTAACAAGCACTACATATAATTGTGATATTACGTTTCCAGTCGCATTCCCGGCGGCTTGCTTCGGTGTATATTCAAGCGCAGGCGTAAGGGCATCAAATTATGATTATGTGCCATCTTATAGAACTTTAAGGCAAGCTGTTTCAGTCGGCTACCCAACGAAAACCGGCGCTAATGCTCAGTTTTTCCTTGATGATACGCTGCCTGGTAACTCCCGTATGTTTACGTGGTTTGCAATAGGTTTTTAATTTAATCCGGTAGCGAACCTGACTGGAATGGGTTATTAAAAATAAAGCCCTTACGGGCTTTATTTCACTCAGGCCAATTTTTTACTACGTAACCGTTGTTTACTGCCTCAATGAGAATCCATTGAGGTATCGCAGGCAACGCTATGCCCGGCCAACCCTCACTCTCAGGCCAAACTTTATACTTTTGCCTTACGTCCAAAAGTTCCGCTTGCTGCTCAGAGGTTAATAAAACATTGTTGATAGTGTAATCAGAAACAAGCATCCGATCTGTACTGACGATGAATTCATCCCGCAAAGCACGGGCGCGTGCCTGGATTTGTTCCGGGCTTTCTTGCACAACGGGAATATCAATCCAGATCGGCAACCCATCAGCTCCAATGCCACGCAACTTCCCTTCTGGTGGCGTCGCGGAAAATTCGTTAAACACGCTATCTTCCACTTCGATTAAATCATTCGGGAGACTACCTGCATTTACATAAGACTCCTTTAAAGCTACGGGATAAAAAGCATTATTTGCAGGGCTAAACCAATAGTTCATAACGCACTCCTTAGTTTGAAACTCAGATCGTAAGTGCGGTTTCATAAAAAAATTATCTAGCTACTTTGTGTGAGTAATAACACAATATTTTGACGTCAGTAGCCAACAGCGAACCAGTAAACGCTACGTTCAAAAGGTTGCTGCAAGCCGTTCACTGTTCTGGCGCACAAAGCAAACGCGCTGGTTTTATCCCTGATAAATCCATTAGTCATAGTTACCATACTCACATCAGCGGAATCAGTTGTATGGGCCATAGCAACCAGGCATATACCACCTACGGGAAATGCAATTGGGAATTTAAAAGAATAATTACTCGCACCGGTTAAAAGCCCCCACTGCAGCAGCATTTTTTTGCCGCCAGTAACAGGAATATATAGCCATCCATTAGCACCGATCTGTGCGGTGGCCGCCTCCATTTTTGCCGCTTCTCCCAAACGAAGGTATTC